TAAAGTTACAACTTCTCCTTTCTGGAAGAATTGACTTGTTTTTACTCTTACATAAACAACATTTCCATTTACTCTGGCAATAGTTCCAGTAGTTTTAGTTGTTGCTCCTACTATTGATTGATCTGCCTGTATTTGAGTACCACCATTTCCAGCAAGTTGGAATGTGTAAACAGGATAGAATTCTATAATCTGATCTTTTCTACCATATCTACCTTCCTGACCTGTAGCATTTTCTATTCTGTTAGTTGATGTTTTGACAGTAGCACTTGACAAGTCTATTATTGGACTCAAATAAGACTTAGTAGACGACAATGACATTTTGTATGTCAAAGAGTCAGTCAGATTATTTAAAGTCTCATTTATTTTAGATGCAACAAATTTCTGATTAGTAAAGTAATGTGGTTCATTCAAGAATGTTTTTTCATAATCAGATGTTGAATATGATGTAAAGTTTGTTGTAGTAGAATCAACAGGAACAACATCTGTTGTTTTTACTGATGTTTCTAACTTAGTTCCAGTAAATGTTAGATAATGAATCTGTGGATATAATGTCTCATACTTTCTATTATAAGAAGCATAGACAACATCTCCACCACCAATCGCATTACCAGCAGCTTGTGAACTAGATGTTATGTTATATGTGTCAATACCAGAATTTGTTACTTCAAATAATGTACTGTTCAATATTGATTGTGTAATACCACCAGTTTCTAGTGCATTCTTATAGAACACATATGACTTACCACTATCTTCAAATCCATGATCTCTATGAGTTACTTTAACAATAGAGTTATTATTCTTGAATAATTTGGATGTAGAATTTGTATTTGCACTTGCATTAGTTTCAAATGGATTGCTATCTAATAATTCATATCCTGTACTACCATTCTTGAGTAATAATTCTGCTGGTCTAGTAACATCAAACTCTGCACGATATAAAGTAAACTTAAGATCTTCAAATATATCCTCAGTCCAACTTTCAGTGTTTTGAGAACGGTAAACCGAACCTAATGAAGGTTGAGTTGTAATGACCGTACTTGTTGATATATCAGTCTCACCTAATTTAGATGACCACAATTTATAATCAATAGAATCAGTTTCTACTACAAGAGCGTATTCAGTATCGTTCTGTAAATATACTGGATAATCAAACATGAAATTTGTAGGAGTTGTGGAGTTTGTTACACCCTCTGTATCAACCGCTACACCCATTCTAACTGCTGGTGTATCTATTTCTATAAAGGTTTGTATTTCACACCCTCCAGCACCATTTCCGACACCTTTCACAACAACTGATGGTGCTTCTGTATATCCGAATCCAGATAACGATACCTCAGCATTATAAATTTTACCACCAGATACTTCTATGCTTGCTGTAGCAGTAGATCCGCCAGGTAATTGTGGACTTTCTATTGTTAGAATTGCACTGTCATAGTTAAGACCAGGATTTGTAATTCTTAAATCAGAAAGTTTACCACTATCTTTTGCTATTGTTAAAATAAAATCTGTGCCATCTGTTGCATTTGCAAGAGTTACAGATGGAATTGATAATCCTTCATTTGGTGTGAAAGATCTACCATTATGATTACTTAAAACAACTGTGTAACACTGTTCATTTGTAAGACTATATCTACCAGATGCAGAAGCAACTAACTCAACATTATTTTTATCAAATACTTGAAGTATAGGACCTGATGCAGCAGAGGAATTACCAGTTACAGTTTCACCCTTAAGTATTGACATATTACCACTAGCAAAACACTTAAGGAAAGTATTTGGTGATAATGTTTTTTCACTACCAGGTACAATACTCTTGCCTGGTTTTTCAGCATCTACATTTGTAATGTAAGTTTTGATTGGTATGTTTGTACTCTTCTTACTAAAGAATAAATCTAATCCTGTAACAAATACACCACCATCAAAGTTTTCAATCTTGAATGTCTGTGCAAGAGGATTAGGTCTTACAGGATTATCAGTATTGCTCTCTATTAACTGCACACCTTCATTTGATTTGAAGATTGATGGTTTAGTAGAAATGATGCTATCTGGATTCTGCGGAAGAATACCTGTAGCATAATACTTAACTTCTGTGTAAGAGTCTACTCCTTCTTTTGCTTCATTAGTAGAACTAGATGTAAATCTAAATGTTAGAGTTCCTGTAGTTAATGTTATTTGCTCAGAATCTGTATCATAAGATAAACTATCAACGTCTCCTCCCCATACAGCATTTTCAGCTGGTGGATATCCAGCTGGGAGAACTATAAGACCACTAGCATTACCATATTCATCAGTCGTTACACTGCCATTGAATGCTGATAATGAGTTTCCTGCTATACCTGTAAATCTAAGATCAGGATTGACCCAACGACTAATGTTTCTACCTTCTAAGAATACATATATTTTTGTATTTGGTTTCATCCTTCCCACATTAAATTTGATGGGAACACTTCTAGCAAATAGTGATAATGATGTTGATACTAAATTACCATTTATATTTTTAGTTTGTACACCCTTACCAACTTCATTATTTTGTGGACTGATATTAGATGTACTACCAACAGATGCAGTTTGTACAGATGTGTTAGCAATCTGTGAGTTTACACCACCAAGAGAATTGATACTTGTAAATGATGACGAAGCACCTACCCAGTTTACAATAAATGAGTTATGAATACTAGAGAAACTTTCTTTTACATTTTCTTTTGCTAAGAAAATATTGAATAGATCTGTATTTGTATCTACAACCACTGGTTCAATAGATTGATCATACCACTGATCTACAGATGGAGACACATGACTATCTCCAACATATTGAAGTACAACAAATGGATTTGGATTTAATGTAGAAGAAGCAAAATCATTTCCTAATAAAGATAATGATTGATATGGAAGAGTGATCATATGTCCTGACTTCTTATATCCAGACACTGCTCTTTGATCATTTCTAGTATTAACTTCTACAAGATGAATAGAATCTTCCTTAGATTGTGGACGTAATACTGATTGTTGTGGATCTACAGCACACTTATAATCAAGAGATCTAAGATTACCAACTTTATGTGCTTCAAAATTATCTACAAAGAAACCAGACTTAAATCTGTCTAGACCAATCTCATCCTTAACTTGCATGTTAAGTGCTTGCTGTTCTAGTATGCTAAGTGTTGTGTAATATTCTAATCTTTCAATACGCTTCTCTAGTTTACCAATGTCACGCATTGTATAACGACGATTGTCCACTGGTGTGACTCTCACATCCTTACTTGTTTTAGTAAACGCAGGAATATATGCATAGAATAATGCAACCGCATCTTCTATTGGATCTGGTTTAGTTGGGTTGAGAGATGAGTTACCTTCTTTAACTAGGAACTGACCTTTCTTATCTAAGAATATTCCATCAATACGATCTAGATATTGTTTTTGACTGAATGAGAATGTGTATTCTAAGTTTGTATCAGGAGCAGGAGTGCTAGAAACCACAGCACCAGCACCAGAGAATGGACTGTCTGTAACTTCTAGTAATGACTTGTTCAAGAAACCTGGTATAATAGCAGTGCTATCTACCTTTGGTCTAAAATCAATTACGTTCTTAAGTTCTACTATTCCTAACACAGAAGAGTTAAAATCTGGAATCTCATCTTCTGGCACACCAGCATCATGTAAGTAACTGTCTATAGTTACAAAGTCACCTTGTGAATGTTCAAAATAATCAAAAGCAATAACGAGTTGTCCTGTAGTTTCTTCAAAACCTGGTTTTAAAACTATTCTAGAAACATCATATATTGTATCTCTTTGTCCATCATCAAATGTATATCTTGATGTTACGTCTGTACCAGAAATTAGATTACCAGCAGTATCAATCTCAGGAGGTTGTGATGATGTTCCCTCATAAACATATCTAAGTTTATATGCATCTGAGTATGATAATATCTCTACTGCTTCACTGTCATAGTCTGTACCTCTTAGTGGAACTATGCGGTCACCAGCAGATGTAACTGTAATTCTCTTATTCTTAATAGCAGTCTTGAGTCTTGGTTTTGCATTAGATACTTCAAGAGTTGCAGTCAATTTAAGTTTAGGG